TGATTTTTTCCCATTATTATTCCGTCGTAACCTTCTTTTATCAATTTTTCGGTTATCTGTTCTCGTTCTTTTATAATATCTTGTTTGGTTTTTTTATAATAGTCTTTTATGGCAAATATCTTGCGATTATCTTCATAATGAATAGGGTTTTGAAGATTAATATATGATTTATAAACCTTATTGCCATATTGTTTATTAGGTTTATCTCCGAAATATATCCCCTTACTCAATGTACCGGCGTCATACGAACCAAAATAATCTAAAGAAAACTCTTCAAAATCATTAGGTGATACATGGTAGACTTCTTTCTGTATTTTTGAACCCTTAAAAGGAGATTTAGCAAACCTGCCTAATTTATCATGATTTGGATTAAAATTTTCTACCCAAAAATTCCAAATAGTTTTTTTTTACTATTTTTAACTTCGTCTACTTGTACTATATCTTCCATTTGCTCTGGAGACATTTCATCATCAATAGCTTCAATTTCTTCAGGCTTAAATAAAATAATTTTATCAGTAGTTAATTGTTCTGCTACTTGTTTTTTAGTCATAACACCCAATTGACATAATTGAATATATGAAGTTATTTTTTGTGTTTTAACATTTTGTTGTTCAGTTTCGGGTAGTACTCTCAATGGTTTCCATTCTATAACTAAATCATCTACTTTTCTGCCAAATAATTGTACACACCTAATATCTAACATCCATTTAATCAAAGGCATTAAAGGTTCTCTAATAGTTGACATTACCATACCATTATAATTTTCTAAATCATCTTCACCAGAACTAAATCCGCTTGCTCCTTTTCCAAATACTTTTGAATATGGTATTCTTAAAGCCGAGCAAATTAAAAGCATTATTTTTTCAATCATCTGGTCTAATGAACCAAAACTTAATTGTTTTTGTACATAATCATCTTGCGTATCCATAGCACCGAGTGATTGGAAATTCTTTTGTTCAGCAAATATTCTTAATCTCTTTTTAACCTGTGCTTCGCCGTCTGCAGTAGACAATAAATCTGATAAGCCAAATATTTTTAAAATATCAATTTTTGCTTCGTCTAACAGTTCCAAAATTACGTTATTCGCTTTAATATACTGAGAAAGAGCTGGGATGATACATTCAAATATTGAAGTACCCCAGCCGTTTAATTGGTTTCTAATATAATAAGGTTCAATTTTAGGAATAAATAATTTAAGTCTTGATTTATCTATTATTAGTGATTCTCTGTTTGAAGTTAAATCTTGCAATAAAAAGTTTTCTGCTTTAAAAATTGATGCTCCAGTAGGTGTACATTGCCATCTGTCTGATGCTAAAAACTCTACATCTTTTTCATATAAACCATCAATATTTAAAGGTGTTTTTTGTATTTTATCAGAGCCGATACTAGCAATTAAAGCTCCACCACCAAACAATCTTCCCCAGCGAACTACATCTTTTAAAGTATTCCTATCGCCTTTATCTTCAATAAAATCGTTTAGTTCTAATAATTCATCTGCTGATAATGTTTGACTATCTATTGTAAAGCCGCCATCTCTAAAAGCATCTTGCACCGGTAAATCTACTGCTAATTGCGCAAAAGAATTATTTTTATATGTATTAGTTAAAACTTGTGGTTTAAGTGATAATAAAGAGTAAGTAGCTTCTGATATTATTTCGCCATAATTAACTATTTGGCTGTTGTTTGCTTCCGATACTACATTAGCTAAACCGTTGTTGACTCTTGATTGTTTATTCTTATTTTTAGCCATAAAACATCCTTTTGGTTTTATTATACAATATATTTAATGGTAGTGCCAAAGTCACTTAATAATGCTCAAATATGGCACTCTTTTTAATTATAACACTTCTAGTATAGAGCGCTTTCTGTTTGCTATAGAATTATTTATTAAATGTACTAATGTATCAACTATATCATCGTGTTTATGACTCATATCCCTAGAAAATGCTTCGCATTCTGATAAAAATACATTATTATTGCTATAAGCTCTATTTTCTGGTAATTCAACCAATCCCGCTGCTATATAATCTAACACCTCTTCAACCCTAGTTAATTTATCTTTTGTTACTTCAATAGGTCTAACAGGCAAACCTATTTTTTTAAAATCTTGAATTAATTGTTGTCCGCTTGCTTTATCTTCTATAAACAAAGCGCTTGCACTTGTTGTTCTTTTGTCAAATTGCCAGTTATTATATATTTTCAATGCTTCTGTTTTTAATTCAGGATATTCCCATTTGTCGTGTCCCATTTGCAATATATGTAAATGATTGTTTTGAGTTACTCCACCAACTAAAAAACAACTAAAATCACTATGCTCTTTGGCCTGTATTGCGGTATCCGCAGCTATTATTATCTTTTTGTAATCATATTTAACATTAACGGAATAATATCCAAACCACTCGCTTTTTATAACACTTCCACCTAAAGCAATAGGTTCTTGTTGGTATTGTGCTTGGAACTTAAATGAATTTACTACTTTTATATGTTTTAATTCTTCTGCAGGGTATCGCTCTTCCCAGAATGATTCACCGTTATCTTTTAACGCCGGCACTTTACATATATCCCATAATTCAGGTTCATTATGCTCTACCCAGCCAACTAAATCATCTAAATGCAGTCTTTGCATTATAAGTATTGTAGGTGTATTAGGTGTTCTGCGTCTTGTTGCTAGCTTTTCATCATAAAATGTTATAACTTCTTCCCGCGCGTTTTCATACCGGGCATTTCCAGCATCCATAGGGTCATCTATTATTAAAGCACCACTAAAGCCATCTATATTAGGATTGCCAGCATCTAAACCTGTTATAGCTCCACCTGTAGTTCCTGCAGTTAAACCTGTTCTGTTTTTCGCGCCTTCAAAGCTAAAATTAACTCTTTGTCTATCGTCTTTTTTAAGCTTGTGATTAAATAAAAGCTGCCAAAATTCGTTTTCGATAATATCTTTACATTCTTTTGACAGCTTGTTAATTAATCTATCGGAGTTAGAAGTATAGCAAAATGTACAATTTATCGTGCGTGCAAAACACCATGTTATAAAATATTCAATAATAAGCGATTTACCAGAGCCAACAGGTAAACATAGAGCCAAGTTTCTTTTTTCATTTTTACAATCAACTATATTCTGTAATTTTTTAATTACTATTCTATGAAAATCTTTTAACATAAACTTGCTATTATTAATAAGAAAAAATACAACTATTAAATATGATAAAAAATCCTTTTTACATATTTCAACAATTGCCTGCTTTACTCCGTTATCTTGTAATTTTTCCAGTAGCTCATCTAAGTTCATTGATTATGTTTACCGCTTCATCTAGGTTCTTTTTATTAACCTGTACTGCTTGGTTTATATTTACGGTTGTATTATTACTGTTTTCAGGTTCTTTTACTATTTCAACTAATTTAAGTGCGTTTTTATAAAAACCATCCTTGGCTTCTTGCGCTACGCCATTAACCAGATCTTCTAATAAATTAGTTTCACTAATCCGGGTTCTCAAGGTTTTAATTAAATTATTTTCAATAGCAAAGTTTCTCATACCTCTGCTTTTTGCTTCATCTAAACCCTGAGGGGCTTTTGGAAATCCTTTTTTACCTTTCACTTAAATAATACTCCTTAATGTCTTGTAATATTTTTTAATACTTATGTATTACTCAACCTGTAAATTAATCAAACCTTTATACTGTTGTAAATCTTGAGCTATTCCACCTATAACATTTTCATCGGCTTTTGATAAATCTTGCATATTATCAATCAATCCTAATGTTTTAAATAATAATGCACTTAATGTTTTAAAGTTTTCTTTATCATCGTCTTCATGTGCGATTATTAAATATTCTGATGCTTGTTTCATGTATTCTTTACTAGATTTTGGTCTATCACCATTGCCTAATAAACAACATTCTTTCAATAAATCAATAGCTTCATCAAAATTAAACTTATCTACCAATAGATGCTTGGAATAAAAGGCGTCGCCGTGGCAAGTATAATGAATATCTTTTGAAAAATTTTGAATAACCATTAAATTAACTATTAAATTATCTATTTGTTCTCTCATTTCTTACCTTTCTAAAATAAATAAATACGACCGTTGTCGCCTATATTATAATTTTTAAACTTGTTTTTTAATCTTAAATACTCTGTATAATGTATTTTAATTTTTATATCTACATCCAAATTATAGGTATTTTTTAACTCCGCAGTATAGGCGCCTTCTTCTATATCTCTATAAATAAGCCATTTATCCTTGTTTTCTTTATCTAAAACGGCAA